CTTCCATGCCCCAGCCGCGATCCACCGGCATCTCGCTCGAAAACGCGAGAGTCGCGCGGCGATCATCTGTGACCACGCGCTCGAACACCGCAGAGCGAAACACACGATCGGTTGGCCCCTTGCGTTTGCCCGGCCCAACGTAGTCGGGATCGCCCGGCTCATGGCCGTAGATATCCTTCGGGCGCGCTGCCTCTGCCACAACTTCTGCGGCTTCTTCGGCGGCTTCCTCGAAAGCCTCGATCTGCTCGTCGGCCTCTTCGCTTTCGTCCATGTCGTACTCCGACTTGGCGAAAGTCACCGTCACTGTCGCTTCGTCTTCGACGACAGCGATCACATGGCGCTTTTCTATCGTGTCCATATTTCGGCCCTCATCTTCTCGATCCAGTTCTTCGCTCTTGCGATTAGCCCAGGCTTGGCCGGGGTCTCCACCCCAGAGTGCCCACGCGATACGGCCCGCCGAGGGGTAGCCCTCTTCGCCGGGGCTGAAGCCTTCGGCCTCTTTATCGACTTCGTGTCTTGCAAAGTAACTCACCATCCTTCGGACTGTTTCGGGCGAAAGATTCGTCCGATTCTTGATGTCACGCGCTCGGGCCACACCGACGGCTGTGCCGCCGCGCCCAAACTCTTCACGCCAAGCAAGTCCGCGCTCGGCCTCTGCTGCCATCGCCTCTGTAGGCTGTAAATCGACCGCCATTATTCCAACCTCAAGAACGATTCTGCGCTTGTTGTCAAGGTGAGTGCAACTACACGTACCGTGCCGTCGCTGCCCTTCACCTTGATGGTGAGCGTCGAATTGTCCGTGATCTCAAAAACCATATCGCCATTGCTGGCCGGAGTTGCACTCGCGCTAGGCTGATATGTCACCGCGCCAATGCTGCCGCCCGTAATCGCTACGGCGCTCGCATTCTGCGTTGACATCGTGCCGAGGCCCGAAACCGCAGTGTTAGCGATTGCGATATTCGTATTCGATGCGGCAGTCAGTCGGCCCTGCGCGTCTACCGTGAAGGTGCCGACCTGTGAGGCCGACCCATACGATGCCGCCGTCACTGTGGTATTGGCGAGCGCAATCGACCGATTCGCGGTCAGATCGCCGCCGCCGCTCAAGCCAGTGCCAGCCGAAATCGTGATGGCAGATGCCGCAGCGCCGAGGCTCGTCAGTGCAGCCCCCGCCGTCGTCGCGCCCGTACCGCCGTTAGCAACGGCCACCGTGCCGGTTACGTTAGCAGCCGTGCCGGTGGTGTTTTGGTTCAGAGTCGGGACGTCTGCCGCTTGGATAGCGGCCATCACGACATTGGTGCCATTGCCTCGCAGATACTGGCCGCTAGTTACAGCGCCAGCAAACGCATTCATCGCAGCCTCCGCCGTCGTCGCGCCCGTACCGCCGTTCGCCACGGCCACCGTGCCGGTGACATTAGACGCCGTGCCGGTCGTATTCTGGTTCAAGGTCGGCACGTCACCGGCTTGGATAGCCGACATCACCACATTCGTGCCGTTGCCGCGCAGATACTGACCGCTCGTCACGGCACCGGCAAACGTATTCATCGCAGACTGCGCGGAGGTCTGCCCAGTGCCGCCGTTAGCGACAGCAAGGGTTCCGGCTAGGGTAATCGTCCCGGCCCCTGTAATCGGGCCTCCGCTCGTTGTAAGGCCGGTCGTGCCGCCGCTGACATCAACGCTTGTGACCGAGCCAACGCCGCCAGCGGGCACCCATTCAACATCCGTCCCGCCGACGTTGACTGCGAGCACCTTGCCCGCGTTGCTGGAGTACGACGGCAGAAGGTTAGTCCGCGCGCCCGATGCGCTCGATGCGCCCGTTCCGCCGTCGGTCACGGCAAGGTCGGTAATGCCCGAAATGGTGCCGCCGGTGATCGTGCCGCCGCTGATCGAAACGTTGTTGGCATTCTGGGTTGACATCGTGCCAAGCCCAGAAACCGCTGTGTTCGCAATCGAGATCGCGCTGTTTGCCGCCGCAGTCAGTCGGCCTTGAGCATCGACCGTAAAGGTCGCAACTGAACTGGCAGACCCATACGATCCGGCACTGACCGCAGTATCGGCGAGGCTGATCGTGCCTGTGGCCGTAATCGGCCCGCCTGTTAGACCTGTGCCGGTTGCAACACTCGTTACGGTGCCAACTTGCGGCGCAGCAATCGTAATAGTGCCCGCGCCGTTCGTAATCGTGATGCCAGCGCCAGCAGTAAGATTGGCATTTTTCCAGAGCGAGGTCGATGCGTCATAAATGATTAACTGCCCATTTGCGGGTGAGTTGATCTGTACGTCGTGGATTTCGTCCAGTTCGTACCCGTTTTGCACCTTGACGTAAATTTGGCCGTTGCCAGCGTTAGCACGCTCGACCACGCCAATATAAACCATATGATTCGGCGCTTTCGGCTTCGTCGCCGTCAAGGTTCCGGCACTTGCACCGAGGTACAGAATGTCGCCCTCGTTGTAAGCGCCTGTGTTCAGCCCATCAAGAACGCCCTGGCAAACAATGAACCCGGCTTGATTAGGGCCGATGCTTTCAGCCGCAAGACCAAATGTCGTTGCAGATGTAAGGTCTTGAAGATTGCTCGCTAACTTAACGCTCGCACGATTCCCGGTCGCTTGATAAAGATAGACCGGCTGGCCCTTGTTGATCGTGACCGATTCGGCGCTTTTAACGTATGCGTGAACTGTTTGTCCAATTACAGATATTGCATTTCCGCCAGGCAGTCCAAGTTCTAAACTTGCATTAGTCGTATCCCACACGAGCCTGCCAACCGCATTTGCTGCCGTTGTTGTCGTGTCAAAATCAATGTAATCGGGCGTGGCGATACCGCCGGTCAGCCCGTTCATCGAGGTGATGTCGCTGTTCGCGCCCTTCTTCGCCGCTTCCGGCCAGCCGGTGCGGACGATCACCTCGGTTTCGCTTTCCTCGATGATCACCGAGTTTAATTGCTCATCAACAACCATATTCGTTGATGAGTCGTTAACGATCAAATTCTGATTTGTTTCGTTAACGATCAGTCTCGTGCTCACCGAGTAACCTCCGCGTCAACGGTGAAACATCCTTGGATAAGGCGCGTTACCGTTCCGCCGCTAGAGACCACCTCAAGGTCATAGACGTATTCGCCCGCAGTCACCGCAGCCGTATCGGTCGCAGAGACCAAAAGCGTGATCGTGCCCGCAGCGCCGCCAAGTGTAATGCGGCTGTTCTCTGTGGTCAGAGATAGCAGCACGGTCGAAGAGTCAGCCGTCGCACGTACTTGCATTCGCGCGGTATAACTCGTCAAGTTCACCGGATTGGCCGATGAATCCTGCCACGTCAGAATGCGCGTAAATGTTGCGCCTTGATCGCAAACGATGTCGTAGTTAGCCGCCATTTGTCACCCCACTTGCAGGCGCGGGTTCTAAAAAGAACTCCGCAGGCTCGATGGGATCGACCATCTTTCGAGCATCCTCTGCGCTGATTGGGAAAGACTGAATCAGAATCTGAATCGCGCTTTCCTTCGGCAATATTCCTTCTCGTACTTTTTGCAGCACGTCGATCATTGCAGTGATCTGCACGCCAGTAAATGCCTGCTCGGCATCGCTCGCCACAGCGCCAGCACTGTCTGGGGCGATCTTATCGCTCAATTCAGTTTCGGCTTGCTGCTCAAGCAAGACATCCTCAAGGTCTAACCCACGCTCTGCAAGGGCTTGAGTCTTTGTCATTAAACCGTTGTTAATGGCAAGAATCTGCGCCTCGGCTTCGTTGCGAGGATCAACCCATTGCCATCCTCGAGGTACCCATATTGTCGCGCTAAACTTCAAGAACTTTGACGCTGGAAGATTGATGATCCCAGCATCGAGCGTCTGCCGCAGCCAGCGCAGATACACTGGCTGACAGAAGTGTTCAATTACCCAATTCTGCACCATCCGCCAGTGATCGCGCTCCTCGAGCAAGCCCTGCCGAATGCTTGAGTACGACACCGCCTCAAGGTCATTCGCCAGCGACGTGTACGACACGCCGAGGCCCGATGCGATACCGCGCAGCATCGCCTTCTCGAAGTCTCGGAAGGCCGTGCTCGGGTGCTGCGGGTCGTAAGACTTGAAATCGACACCGGCTGGCAACTGCGCGAACTGTCCAGGCTGCACGTCCATCGACAGCGAGCCGTCGGGGTTGTTGCCATCGCCTTGGTACTCATCGCCGCTTTCGCTGACGAAAAAGCCCATCTTGCTGGCCGAGATACGCGCGGCGAC